GGCATCGAGGTCGAAGGCGAAGTTGCCAACATTGAAGACGAAGGCCCGCTGAAGACCCGCCTTCTGACGGCTTGGCAAATGCTCAGGAGCGGCATCGTCCGTGGCCTGTCCATCGGTTTCAACGCATCCGAAATGGAGCCTATCAAGGGCACCTACGGCGTGCGCTTTAAGACCTGGGAATGGCTTGAGTTGAGCGCAGTAACCATCGCCGCCAACCAAGACGCCTCAATCGTCGCAATCAAATCAATCGACAGCGCTTCACTGGCCGCGTCTGGCCGCAAACGAAGTGATGTTGATCTACCGCCCGGCGCTTCGGGCACCAAGCAGCCGCCTCAGGGCGGTTTTTTTACGTCCGAACGCAAGGGAAACCAAGTGAAGACCATCGCAGAACTTCGCGCAGCCCGCGAAGAAAAGGCCACCCGCATGGGTGAGCTGATGACCATGAAGAAAGCGAACGACGGCACCTTCGACGCCGCCGCCCGCGAAGAATTCGACAACACGAGCAACGAACTCGACGCGCTGGATGACGACATCCGCGAGCTGAAGTTCCACTCGGTGAACTCGGCCGGCGCCCGCGAAGTCAAGGGTGCCACGTCGAGTCAAGCCAGCCAGTCGCGCAGCCGCACGCTGCCGACGAACTTCGGCCAGCCGGAAGAGAAGTTCGCCGGCCAGTTCTACACGCAAAAGATCATCGCCAAGGCAGTGGCCGCGATGAACTACGGATCTGCAAGTGAAGTCGCCGAACAGCGCTTCAAGAGCAACCCGCTTTTGGTCAGCGTCATCAAGGCCGACGTGGCTGGTGGTGGCTCTGGCTCGGGCGAGTGGGGCGCGGAACTGGTGAGCGCGGACAACCGTTTCACCGGCGACTTCGTCAACTACCTGTACGGCCAGACGCTGTTTGACCAACTGCCGCTGCGCTCTGTTCCGGCCAACGTGACCATCAAGGGTCAGGACGGCGCCGCCAGTGCGTACTGGACTGCTGAATCCAAGGGCATCGGCACCACGGCTGTTGACTTCTCGACCGTGTCGCTGCTGCCGCTGAAGGTCGGCACCATCGCTGTTGTGTCCAACGAACTGCTGCGCGACTCGTCGCCGTCGGCTGAAATGCTTGTTCGTGATGCGTTGGTTGAGGCGTCGGCCCAAAAGGTCGATTCGCACTTCTTCAGCACCACGGCGGCATCGACTGGTGTGTACCCTGCCGGCATCCTGAACGGGGTGACGATTGGTGCCACTGGCGGCGCGACCGAAGCGGAGCTGATCGGCGACATGATGGGCCTGACTCGCCCGTTCATCACGGCCAAGTACAAGCTTGGTGGTCTGGTGTGGGTTTCGACTCCCCTGATCGGCGAGGAAATCGCCGCGATGCGCAACACACTGGGTCAGGACGCTTTCGCCAGCATGTCGGCGGCTACGCCGATGCTGAATCGCCGCCGCTTCTACACGGGCGACAACGTCAGCGCTGGCGACTTCATCCTCATGTCGCCTGGCGACATCTGGAAGATCGGTGACGGCGGTGTTGAAGTGTCGATCAGCCGCGAGGCAATGATCGAGCAGAACTCGACTCCGACCGGCGCGACTGACACCCCGGTGTCGGCTGTGGCGAAGTTCACTTCGATGTTCCAGAACGAATCCACCGCCATCAAGGTGGTGCGTTCGGTCAACTGGCAGAAGCGTCGTTCGGACTGCGTCCAGTACATCGGCAACGCCACCTACGGCGACATCAACTCGGTATGACCTGAGTGACCCAAGGAACGGTTCGCCGTTCCTGACATGGCAAGGCCCGGCGTTCTGCCGGTGTCCTTGCCCACAATTCCAAAGGACTGCGATGAAACTCAAAGCAATTCGCGCACTGCGTTATGGCGGCAAGTCCGTTCTCAAGGGCGGAGTGTTTGAAGTCCTACCGCGTGATGAGCGTGTGCTTGTCGCGGCCAAGATCGCAGCACCTTACGTCGAGCCGCCGCCTGTTGTGCGCGCTCCCGTGACGAAGACCATCGTGCGTGCAATGGCACCCGAGTCCGCCGAAGTGTCCACGGTTTCCAATGAGCCGACAGTCGAAGCCGCGAAGCGCACCTACAAGCGCCGCGACATGACCGCCGAATGAAAGTCTTCGGCTATGAGTTGAGCCTACGGCGCACCAAAGCGCAGACGCTCAATGGCGTCGATAACCGTGGCTGGCACGTCATCCAAGAGTCCTTCGGCGGCGCATGGCAGCGTGACGTTGTCATCGACAAGGAAGTTGTCCTGTCGAACTGGACGGTCTTTGCGTGCATGACGCTGATTGCAGGCGACGTGGGCAAGATGTGCATCAACCTGATGCAAGACGTTGACGGCATCGACGTGCCCATCAGCAGCCCCGCGTTCTCACCTGTGCTGCGCAAGCCGAATGGCTACCAGACGCGGCAGAAGTTCATGGAGAGTTGGATTCTGTCCAAGCTTTCCAGCGGCAACACCTACGTTCTGAAGGAACGCGACAACCGGGGCGTTGTCATTGCGATGCATGTCCTCGACCCGAGTCGAGTTCGCCCGCTGGTGGCGAAGAACGGCGACGTCTATTACGAGTTGCAGGACGACGAACTCGCGGGCCTGCCTGAAGGCTTGCCGGCCATCCCGGCATCGGAAATCATCCACGACCGCATGTGGTGTCTGTATCACCCGCTGGTCGGCTTGTCGCCGATCTTCGCGTGTGGCCTTGCTGCGATGCAGGGCCTGAAGATTCAGGGCAACTCTGCCAAGTTCTTCGAGAACATGAGCCGCCCGTCTGGCATCTTGACAGCGCCGGGCGAAATCAAGGACGAATACGCACAGTCCCTGAAGGAAAACTGGGAGAAGAACTTCGGCGGCGACAAGATGGGCCGTGTGGCAGTCTTGAGCAGTGGACTGAAGTACGAAGCCATGTCGGTCAACCCGATTGACTCACAACTTGTCGATCAGTTGAAGTTGTCTGGCGAGATGGTCTGTTCGGTGTTCCACGTCCCTGGCTACAAAGTTGGAGTCGGACCGACACCGACGTATCAGAACGCCGAAGTTCTCAACCAGATTTACTACGCCGACTGCATTCAGACGCAGATCGAAGGCATCGAAGCGTTGCTGGATGATGGGCTTGGCATCGGCAATGCCGGCTACTCCACTGAATTTGATCTTGATGACCTGATCCGAATGGATTCGGCCACTCAGGTCAAGACGCTGAATGAAGCGGTCGGCGGTGGCTGGATGTCACCGAACGAAGCCCGCAAGAAGCGCAACCTGCCGTCAGTCAAGGGCGGTGACGGGCCGTACTTGCAGCAGCAGAACTACAGCCTTGAAGCGCTGGCGAAGCGTGATGCTGGGGCTGATCCGTTCGCTACCGCCAAACCAGCGCCCGCCGCAGCTCCAAGTGCCGCGCCAGCAGAAGACCAAGCAAAAGCCATCTTTGACCGCGCCCGCGCGGAGATAGCCGAAGAAATGCGCGAGCAGAAAGCGGCCGAAGAACGCTTCGCCCGTGAATTCACCAATGCAGTTGTGCGGGAACTAGATGGCATTGGTACTTGAGCGCCGCCCGCAAGTCGTTATTCAGGAAGGCCCTGAAGGCGAGCGCGGGCCGAGGGGCAAGGACGGCCGCAACGGGCGTGATGGCAGGGACGGTGTTGGCATCGCCGGCAAGGACGGCCGCGACGGCAGAGATGCACCGTTGCCGCCGCCTGTGTGGGACTGGACCGTGGAGCGGGACTTCGCTTCAGGACGTGTCGTTGAGTTGCTGATGACATCCGCAGTCGCAGAGGTCAGCGTCATACCTGAATACGACGAATTCGGCCGCATCGCTAGAGGTGTTGCGACTAGGACCGAGCTTATGAAAGACAACCGATGAACATGGCCGAACTCACGGCGGAAATTGGCCGTTCTGTCAGTGCGTCGGTTAGCCGCTTGACTGCGCCGCTGTCTGCAAGGATTGATGAACTGCTGGCGTGGAAGGCTTCAGTCGGAGAACTGCGCAATGGACGTGATGGGGCGGCTGGCGAACGCGGCGAAGCAGGTATCGCGGGCAAGGATGGTGCTCCGGGGATTGCTGGGAAGGACGGCGCTGCCGGGATCAACGGGAAAGACGGTTCAAACGGAATCGACGGCAAAGACGGCGCCAATGGAATCGACGGCAAGGATGCTCCTGCGGTTGATCTTGACGCGGTTGTTGCCAAAGTCTTCCCGCTGATCCGCACGCCGCAAGATGGCCGCGACGGCATCAAAGGCGTGGATGGCGTCAACGGGCGCGACGGCACGAACGG